CTGTCGGACCAGTAGCTCCTACAGTACCAGTTCCCGATGGACCAGTAGGACCTGTGGCTCCTGCAGTGCCAGCGGGACCTGTCGGTCCAGTTGCACCGGTAGCTCCTGCTGTGCCGACACCCGATGGTCCTGTCGGTCCTGTCGGTCCTGTCGGTCCTGTCGGACCCGTAGGTCCAAATGTGCTAACAAGCCTCCACGCAATTCCATCCCATCGCCAAGTTTGTACACCAGTGGTGTACGTGTCACCCGGCGTAGGTGATGGTGGGAATGTCAGAAGAGGCATTTACTAATCCTAGTACGAGAGTGTTGCTAGGTAGACAAACGGAGCAGCAGAGGTACCGCCGTTCGCAGGAACTGGAGATGCTGGACTTTCTGGTGCTCCATATGCTTTGGAACTGGTTAGCTGAAACATGTATTGAATACCGCCAGAGCCTAGAAACGCAGTCCCAATTGGGTGACCACGGTACGCATATAGAGAGGGGCGCGAAGCAGAAGCGTCCCCATGGACTCTAATGTAGTACTTACCGGGAGTGAGGGTCTGAGACACCACTGCCTGCTTTAGACCTGTTGAATCGGCTGCTAGTTCTCCTCCATCCACAACTAGTGTGCTAGGAATCCATGCACTGTCAGAGTTGTAGATAGCCACTCTTACCTTGCATCCAACAGTGGCTGAGTTGGTCTGCACGTACACGTTAATCCTAGTAACAGTGATGGAACTTGAAACCTCAATAGGTAGGTAATACGCAGTACTAGCAGTGATTGCTTGGTTGGAGGCTTCACCGCTGAACACAACGCCGGGTAGTCCAAAGGTGCCCGCTCTAGAACTACTGTTGATGCCACCGGCAGCGCCAGTCGGACCTGTCGGTCCAGTTGCACCTGCAGTGCCAGCGGGGCCTGTCGGTCCTTGAAACGCAGCACCAGTCTCTACCCACGCAGTTCCGTAGTACACGAACTGTCTACCGGTGTGAGTATCCCACCATTGATCACCATCAACTGCACTACTTGGAGCGGTAGGACCTGTAACTGTAAGACGGTTAGCGGGGCCTGTAGGACCAGTAGCGCCGGTTGGACCTGTCGGTCCAGTAGGCCCAGTAGCGCCATTACTGCCAATAACACCGTTCGTACCAGCAGGTCCTGTTGGTCCTGTAGGACCAGTGACGGTGCTAGCAGCACCAGTCGGACCTGTCGGTCCAAGTGCGCCAGTAGGGCCTGTGACGGTACTGGCTGCACCGGTCGGCCCAGTAGGTCCTGTAGCACCGGTAACTGTTGCAGAGCCAGGAATACCTTGAGGACCAGTAGGACCTACTGGTCCGATAGGCCCTGGAATAAGGTTTCCAAACTCAATGGTACCGCTTCCGATAGACCCCGCACCGTCGACTGCTTCGCTACCGTCGACTCTTAGTCGAACAGTAACGTCAGTAGGGGAGGCCCCCGCAGAAGGGTTGGGGAGCGTAGCCATCAGGCAGACAAGTCTCCAGTGACAAGGTAAGCATTGCTACCAGTACAGATGATGGTGCCTTGGGCATACTGAGCACGGATCTTCAATCCAGGAGTGCCGACTACGGTGGTGCCAGACCCAGCGATAGTGGTCTGCCCAGCACCGATAGAGATTACGTCAATGCGTTGACCGGGGGCCATGATCTGCCCAGAAGGGATGGTCAAAGTATTGGCAGTCGCCACGTTCATGATGACCAACGTGCCCACATCGCTTGAGGTAAGCGTGTACGAAGCTGTCTTGTTAACGATGGTTTGAGACGTAGACCAAGGTCCTGTGATACCACCTGTATAGCTGGTGCTCGCCCCCAGCGATGCTCGCATAATCCAGCGAATGGACTTGTAAGTAGGAACCGTGCTGAAACTTGTAGCAGTTCCCGCTGGACCAGTAGTATCGGGGGACGAGGTACCAGAGGTTGTCGCGCTAGGGCCACTACTGGTGGTAACGCTGGGGGCGCTGACGCTTACTGGATGCGTGTGGGCTGCCTGAGTAGCGGAAGTAGCCGTGATAGAGTCAGGATCAACAGAGTGAGAGTGCGACCCGTTGCTACCCGTAACGCTGTGTACAGCAACTGGAATATCATTGCCATCACCGCTAGTGTTGACGGTGAGCCACAACCCAGTCGCTGTAGCTAGCGTGGTTGTCTTGTACACAAACCAGTCATTACTCCCATCACCGTTCAGAAAACCTTCATGGGTGTGTCCCGCGTGAGTCGAAGAGGGCTTAGACGGATGGTCATGAGTAAAATCATGAGAGTGAGAGTTGGCAGGGTCTGTCGTCGCCGTATGTGCGTGTGTAGTGTCGTGAGTGTGGGTGATGTCATGCGTATGGTTGTACGTATGCGCGTGAACTGGCAAGTTGTCAACGGTAAGCGTGACCGAGTTAGACCCTAGCGCTGTGCCGGTAACGAGAGCAGTGTCCGTAGTACCCCTGAGGAACATGGTGTTGTAGTCGGGGACCCTGAACGTCGAACCAGCGATACCGCCGTACACGCGGCCAAGAATGGCGTACAGAGCCGGGTATTCGCTGACGTTGAGAGTCTGTCCGTTGCACTCCACGAATCCAGAAGGAATCGATCCGGCCCCAGGCCAGCCAATCACACCACCAATGGGAGTATGCGCACCTACGTTCTGCGCAAGCTCAATCCAGGGACCAGCACTTGACTTGACGTACACACCCGAGGACACGCCATCCGGTGTTCCAGTCTTGTAGAAAAGAGAGCCAGTTCCATTACCGTACGCAGAGAGGGGGGCCGAAGCACCCTGGTCTGGGATGGAGGAAGCGATCTTTACACGCTTATCCGTGATCTTTGAAGCGGTAATGGTGGTGCTACCCACACGGTACACGGCAGCAAGAAGGATGTCGGTATCTGGATAGAAGTTATCCGTTAGCACCGGGGAGCCAGTGATCACCGAGGTCGACTTGGGGAAGGTTGGATTGGATGTGCTGTTTGTGCCCTTGATACCGGTAAGGGTTGCGATACCAGTAATCACACGGATTACTACCAAGTCAAAGCGCTTGTCGGCGGGGGCCGTAGGCAGTGTAAAGGTCGCGTTAGCAGAGATGGAGTAAGGCACTCCATTCAGCGTTACCACTCCAGCGGATACGCTGACGGCGGTGCTAGACGAAGCCGTGGACACAACACACCCAGAGAGGACACCTGAGCCACCGAGGCTGAGGGCCTCAAAGTCAATTGCATCAGGCTCTGCCTGATCCAACGCTTCATACTTGTTGCCACTGGTAGTGTCCGTGGCGTTGGGAATAATGAGCGGCACAGATGCCTCCTAGGCAGGTATGTTCAGGCGAGAGTGTCGTAGATGTTGCCAGAACCCCTTAGGTACTCAAAGAGGTCGGGGCGCAGTTCGTAGAACTGACCGTCTACGAAATCGAACTGCTCTCCTCCGAAGTACATGGTCCACGTACCCTTGACGCGAGCACGGCGAGTCAGGGGCGCAACAATGGTGGGTGCCACAACTGCTTCTGCAACTGCTGCTACTTCTTCCACGGTTTCCAGGGCTGTCTTTGGCGATGCCATAGTGATTCTCCTAATAGGTGAACAGTCGATAGAGCGTCAAGCTCTACCGCAGTGTACCAGAAAGGGAAAGGGGGGAGTGCTCGCGCACTCCCCCCTCTTACACCTATTGACCTAAGAAAGGATCAGGAGATTGATCCACCCAAGGTGTTGATGAGCACGCGGGATTCGTGGGTAACCACGCCGAAGCCCCAGATGGCGTACCAAGCCAGACCGTGCTCACGACCGAAGTCGATCACACCGCCGTCACGCAGTTCAACCGGGAGGCTGATGGCGTGACCGAAGGCGTTGTCACCGATCATGATGGCCGAGTAGCTGTTGGCGTTGGAGGTCTGCGCACCAGTGGTGGCCGTGTCGATGTCCACGATGGAGGAGCCGAGGCCCTTCTCAACCTGGGTGGTTTCGATGAACACCACGTCGTAGATACGACCGATCTCACCGAGCATGAAGTTGCCGGGGGCGGCGTACTTCGTGACTTCGATGAACTCAGGCCAGTCGCGGAGCGAGCGGCTCTGGGCCGGGTGGACGAAGCACACGTAGGTGTCGCCCAGACGCGGGATGTTCTGGCTGGCCAGCACGTTCACGGCATCCTTCACAGCGGCGGGGCTGAGGTAGCCGGGGTTAGCGGAAGCACCAACGGTACCAGCTTCGTACGGAGCGTTAGAGCCACGGGCGGAAGCAGCCGTACGACCGAACACGACGTTCGGAGCCACTGCAGTACCACCAGCGAACGGAACGCCAGCCGAGTACAGCGTGTTGCGGGCTTCGATGTCCATGGACTGAGCCATGTGACGACCGAGCAGACGGCTGGTGGAGGCCATCACGTCATCGAAGGACGCGTTGAGCAGCAACTCAGTGACGGCAACGGCCTTACCGTGCTCCTTCACCGTAATGCTGATCTGGCTGGCCGACAGAGCCACCGGCTCCATACGGGTACCTTCAACGAGCAGCGAACCCGTGCCGTCAACGGCGAGGTTGTTGTAGCGCATGAAGTTGATCTGCAGACCAGGCTGAACGCCGAGTTCGGTCTTCTTAACGGCGAACTGCTCAAAGCGAAGCACGGGCATCGCCTGGAACAAGATCTCCTTAGACCAGATGGTCTGGATAGCGGGGGCAAGGGAAGCGTCCGACGTATAGCCGTTAGCTGTAGCTACGGAGTCGAAGTTGGTGGTACCAGTAATGGCACCTGCTGCGGGACCGGGAAAAGCCATGGGGTTTATCCTCCAGGGATACTAGGTTGAAGTTGAATGATTGAGTGAAATGACTTATCAGTCACTTCAAACCGAGCCTGCCTCGTACTTGTGCCCATTGCTCCATCGTCATGTCCTTAATATCGGACTGAGTGATCGTTTGCTGCTCCGTTGAATTGTCCATTGGCCCACTTGGAGTCGCTCCAGTTGCGGAGATACCCCTAGGCCGTTGCTGAGACTGCTGTAGCAACGGCTGGATGTTCTGCATAATATCAGAAGTTTTGGCTGCAACTGTCTTAATTGACGCTTCGATTTCGTCAACGCTGTTTCCACGAATGAGATCAAGAAGCTCAGGCATGAGATTCTCTGACTCTTCTTGAATGCGCCGTGACGTGTAGGACTGCAGTTCCTGGAACTCGCGCTCCTTATCAAGCATGGCCTGACGAGCTTCGCTCTCCTGCTGCAGAACCATGAACTTCTGTTCCCACTCCTGCTGAGCAGTATTGATGCGCTGGTTCCACTCATCTTCTTTCCTAGAGAGCAGTTCTTTGGCAGACATCTCTGACTCTTCGCGGGCGCGACGTTCTGCCGCTTCCGCATCTGCCTGCTCCTTCACCAAACGCTGAGCGTCTTCGCGCTCCTTGCGAATGATCTCAAGCTCCTCTTCAAGCTTTGAAAGCTTTCCGTACAGCTTGTCCTTCTCCTCACGTCGTGCTGCAGTGATCTCATCTTCTGTGAAGAGACGACTGTTGGGGGACGAAGGAGAAGGCTGTGCGTTTGCTCCTGTGAGTGCAGCGACCTCTGCCTGCATGGCTGCGGTTGCAGCTTCGGTCGCAAGGACGGCAACGCCTTCTACGGTGTTCTTTACTGACATGGGTAATCCTCGTTTGGTCTAGCTAATGGGGGCGTGAATGAGTGATACTTATGAATCTTCAGATGGGACTCGCGTTTGAGCAAGGTTTGCTCCGTAAGCCCGCTGCACCAGTTGGTTTACAACGTCTCCGTTCGGCTGAATGCCGGGGAGAATGCCAGGACCGGCACCAGCCTGTCCTGTGCTGTTTACTCCAGGACCACCAGCACTAGGCATGACAGGTTGTGCAGTACCATCAGGTCCTGGAACCATGCCAGTCATAGTCATGATCGCCTGGGAGATCATTGTCTGAATCATATCAAGTGAGCCTTGATCGTAAGCGTCGCTACGTAGCTCTTCAAAGATTTCAGCCATCTTCTCGTTGGGGAACTCTTCCCCAAGTGCGCGAAGTGCGCCTCGCTTAGATTCAAGACCGATTGCCATCTTAGACTGCAACTCGTTTAGCTTAATGAGCTGGTCAACTGGAAGAGGCTCAGGCCAGTGAATCTCAGTACGGTATGTGTTGGGATTAGCAGGGTCTAGCTGAGTTAGCTGTCCCGCTTCTGGCATAGAAGCTTGACCCTCATCCCACAGCAGCGAGTCAGGCTCATGCACAGCCTGTGTCCTAATGATGAGTTCGTTGACGCGCTTCAAACCCTTTGTGAAGTGAGCCTTCTTCATAACCCAGCGGTTCATCATGGGCTGATACTGGATAGCCAAGGCAACGCCGGAAGTATTGGAGATCGGCTGAGTCTGGCCCAGGGCGCTCTCAGGAACACCAGTGATCTCATGCATGGTCATCTTGAGGAACTGGATGTAGTCCATGGCCCCACCCATCTCACCGCGGGACTCTAGGTTAAAGACGTTGGCATCCTTGGGAAGACCTGCCCAAACCTTCTTGGCTCCGCGCTCTAGCTGGGAAGCCTTGGCTCCAGTGATGATGGTAACGGGGGCGCTGTGGTAGTTGATGATGTCGGAGATCTCCGTCATCTTCTCGTTCAACTCGCGGTTCAAAGAGATGATGTCCCAGATGTCAGACTGCCCCCACGGACTTGAGGAGATAGTGACGTTAGGGATGTGCACAATCGGAATCGTTCCGATTGGGTTTGGATACTGGTCGATCAACTCGTCGTTGATGTACTGCTCCACAGCATCATCAGTGATGATCTCAGTAAAGGTGTAAACCTGGCGTGTTCCCTCTGGGCTTGTGCCCCAGAAGCGGTACTTCAGCTTGAAGCGCAGGAGTCGATCACGGTCGTGAGGGTGGTACTCAGGAAAGCAGTGGGCAGGGTTAAGCGGGATGATACGGGTGCGTCCAGAGTGGTACACACCAATACCGTCCTGCCATGGCTCTTCGTAAGCAACCTTTACAAAGCAGTCACCGGTAACACCGGCTAGCTGTCCCATCTCCCAGAGCACCATGCCCTTGTCGTTGTCCTGCTCCCAGACCTTCTGAAGAAGGTGGGGAATGATGGCAGAGTTCTCTTCTGGGGCGCGAAACTGCACGCCTTTGCCAAAGCAGAAGTTGGTGATGTAGTCGGACATCGTACGGGTGTAGTTCAGCGTGATCTGCTGCTCACCCATCTCGCGGCGGTGGCTCCAGTGGTGGCCTAGGTACCAGGCCCACTCCGCTGCGTAGCGGTTCAGACGTGGACCGTGTACCTCAAACTCCTCGTCGGCAAGCTCCACCAAACCCAATGGAGAAATAGCGACCGTAAGGTCGCTGGAACTGGCGCGATAACTTGGACTCCAGAAGTCTACAGGCACTTGGTATTACTCCTCAGCCGTCGTACTTCGATAGCATATCAGAAGGCTCGCTCATAGGTACTGATTCGCTCCCCAAACATCACTGTACTCACTGTAGTACGAATGTAGGTCGCTGTGGGCACGCTGCATTGCAACGAAGTCAATAGGGTCTGAGATTGGTTCTTGTGGTCGCATCTCTCGCACGTATGAGATGGAAGGCATATGGGACTCCTTGAGTGCGGCGACTTCTGCCTCCAGCGCCTCTACCCTTTCCAGTAGGTCAGATACAGTCAGCCGTGCCATACAACTTCCCGTTATACATGGCTGTTCCGTCCTGAATGTCGACTTGCTGGTAGAAGAACCGATGATCCACGGTGTCCTCGTAGGTCACCACTGCCAGTCCCTGCTGCCAGTCTTCTACCACAGTCATGGGGCGACCGTGTAGGTCGATAGAACCCTTGGTGCTGGGAACCGACCCGTCACACTTGGCGAGGCACCCTGGGGTTGCCGCCATGATGGTACGAGCGCCCTCCCACTTCACGAAAGTCTTGGCAGCATACTCGCGACGGTGAATGTGTCCGTACAGCACGCTGGTCTTATGGTTGTTTAGATACACATGAGCGGTACTGCCGTTTGACTTGACACGATCACCGTGGATCACGCGAAGACGTTCGTTGATCCAAAAGTCGTTAGCCGGATAGCCCTCAAGGTACTCAACGCT